CCAACCGCCCGTCGTCAAGTCTCACCCCGCCGGTGTGATCAGCCCGCCGGTGTGATCAGCCCGCCACCCGCACCAGCGGCAGCGTCATCCGCCCGATCCAGTCGCCGCGGTACTCGACCTGCACGTCGTCGGTGCCGAGCCGCACCGTCTCGAGCATCGACACCGTGCGCACGGAGCCGCCCGGGATGGACCCGGGGAGCGCCGCGGTCAGCGTGGCCTGGCGGTAGGCCCCGGCGTCGGTGATGCCCGAGATCGTGCGGTAGGCCACCGTGCCGTCGGCGAACTCGAGCTGGACGTGCGCCGCGGTCTCGATCGGCGCCAGGTCGGTCAGCGACTCGGCCAGCCGCAGCGTGGTTGCGCCGCCCGCCGGCTGGGCCTGCAGGGTCGCGTCCGGCCGCCACGTCGGCGCCAGCAGCGGCTTCCAGCGCCCGCGCAGGGCCGCTAGCAGCACCTTCCACGCCTGCCGCTCGGCGGCGCCGCGGATCAGCCAGGTGCCGGCCCGGGACCGGGCGCCGCGCAGCCACGTCGAGCTCACCGCGACCGCGCCGCCGGCGTCGGCCCACTCGAGGCCGCCCTGGTAGCTCTCGCCGTCGGCGCCCGCCATCAGGGGCCGGTCGACCAGCACCGGCAGGCTGGCATAGGTCGTCACCGCCGCGCCGCCAACGCCGCCGATCGAGCTGGCCACCTGCTGGCGGCCCGCGAGCTGCCACCGGGTCAGGTTGACCGGCCAGCGCGTCACCTGCTGGCCGTCGTCGACGAACGAGTCGACGCAGGGGTAGACCATCGTCGCGCCGGCTGGGTACGTGCCCGAGCTCGGCCCGTCGGCCAGGGTGAGCGACCCGCCCGAGAAGCTGCTGATCGTCGTGTCGAACGACGCCCCGCCGGCGCCGACCACGAGCACCCGCCGGCCGTTGGCGATCCAGTCGCAGTAGGTCGCGTCCACGACCGCCGCCGCGCCCGTCACCGCCGCGGTCGTCGGCGTTCCCTCGTGCGGCTGGGCCACCGGCACCGTGGCGGTGGGCTGGGCGATCAGCGTGGCGTGGAGCGCGCGCTGCTGGGCGTCGGTCACGTCGAAGGAGCCCGCGAAGTAGACCCGGGGCAGCGCCGCGGTGCACGCCCGCTGCTCCGTACCGTCGGCCAGCGGGATCACGTCGGTGCGCCAGCGCCAGAGGATGCGCCAGCTCTCGACGGGCAGCAGGACCGGCGCCGTCACCGGCCCACCGCCGCCCGGACCGCGCCGGGGTTGGAGGCGATCGCCGCGATGATCGACCGCTGGCCGGCAGGGGTGTTCATGGCCGCGATCGACGCCTCGTGCTCGTCGCGGACGAGGTACGCGTTGATCGCCACCGGTGGCGCGCTGCCGCCGCCATCGCCGGGCGGGCGCTGGCCCGGCGGCGTGAACGTCACCCGCTCGCCGGGCGTGGCGCGCGCGTAGATCGGCACCGAGTCGACGCCCCCGCCGCCGGTCGACGGCACGACGTAGGATCCGCCGGTGGCGTTGTTGCCGAGGTTGATCCCAAGCGAGCCGGCCAGGATTGCACCGAAGCCGCCCGTGCTGACACCGAACGCCGCCTTGATCGCCTGGAACGCCAGGAACTTGATCAGCATCTTCTCGAGGTCGGCCAGCACGGAGCGGGCGAGGTCAGAGAAGGATGCCTTGCCGCCGTTGGTGAACTCGACGAACGCGTCGATGGTCTGATCGAGCGCGCTGCCGAGCGTCTCGGTCAGAGCGAGCGACAGCCCCTCGATCTGCGCCGTTCCTTCCTCAAGCGCGCCACCCTCGGCGAATTCCGTGACCATCTCGCCCGCGGCGGTCAGCGAATCGAGCAGGTCGCCGCCAAGAGACTGCGCGAACGCGATCATGTTCTCGTTGGCGACGCGGGTGGCCTCGGCTGTCGCGATCGACTCGGCGGCCAGGTCGCGCACTGAGCTGGTGACGTCCTCGATCCGCAGCGCGGTGCGCTCGAGCACGCCGGCGCCGCCCTCGCGGACGTCGGCCATCCACTCCTTCCACGCCTTCGCGGCCTCGCGGACGGACGACGCGTGATCGCGCGCAGCCTTCGCGGCGTCGCGCTCCTCCTGCTTGTCGACACGTCGACGCGTCGGGTTGTTTGACGCGTCGATCGAGTCGCGCAGGTAGTTCCCAAGGACGCCGTAGCCGGTGGCGCGCCCCTGTGCGTCCTTGCTGTAGCCCGCGATGAAGGTCGAGTTGCTGAGGATCGTGAGCTGCTTCTCAAGCTCGCCGGTGCGCTTCTCTGCGTCGCGTGCGAGCCGCGCAGACCACGCCGCCTGGCGTTCGAGCATCTCGGCGCCGAACAGGTACTGGCCCGCGATCATCCCCTGCAGCTCAGCGACGCGGCCGAGCAGCCCGGGCGCCTTCACGAGCTTGCCGAGCCACCCGCCGGTTGCGTCGTTGATCGCCTTCCAGTTGTCGACGGCGCCCGCGACGAGCACGCCGATCCCCTTGAGCGCCTCGCCGACCTGCCCGAGCACGCCGGTCAACAGTTCGTTGAGGTGGATCTGCTCGGTGAACGAGCCGACGGTCTGGAGCACCTGGTTCTTGAACACCGCCCAGCTCTCGGCCGAGGTGCCCGCGCTCTTGGCGAACTCCTGCTCGATCACCGGGCCCATCTTCTGGATCGCGTCGAGCATCTCCTGCGTGCCGACCTTGCCGGCCTCGGCCGCCTTGCGCAGCTCGCCGACGGTCATGCCCATGCCCTGCGCCAGGAGCACACCCACCTTGGGGATGTTCTCCATGATCGACATCAGCTCCTCGGCCTGGAGCTTGCCCTTCGTCAGTGCCTGCCCGAACTGCTGGAGGCCGGCGCTGCGGTTCGTCTCGCCCACGCCGCGCGTCGCCTTCGACAGCAGCTCGGAGACGCGGATCAACTCGCCCTGCGACGTACCGAGATCCTTGGTCGCGATCCGCGCCTGCGCGTAGAGGTTGGTCAGCGCCTCGACGGGCACGCGCGCGTCGTTGGCGGTCTTGAACAGGCGCTCACGGACGCGGATCGCCTCGGCCTCGCTCTCGGTCGACGCCTTGATCTTGTTCGTCAGCGACGTGTACTGGTCGCCGAGGTCGATGATCTCCCGGCCGACCGTGACCGCCGCAGCGGCAGCGGCAGCGGGACCGGCGACCGCGCCGAACTGCGACGACGCGATCTCGCTGACCGCGCCGCGCACGCCGCCCTGCTGCTTCGCGTTGTGGGCCGCCATCTCGCGCTGCATGCCGCGGATCGCGTTGGCGCGCTGCGCCGCCGTGATCGCGCCCTGTCGCTCGAGCTGGATGATCTGCCCCAGCTTCTCGCGGTACTCGGCAGCTGGGCCGACGATCGACTTGTACGCCGCGGCGAGGCCGGCCTGGGCCTGCTTGCGCTCGCGTGCCACCATCGCCGCGTAGTCGGCGGTCCGCTTGGCGACGAACTGCTCGACCTTCTCGCGCTTGAGCGCCTCCTCGCGCGCGACCGCGGCCGCGTCCCTCGCCTCCTTCTTGGCGACCGCCGCGGCCTCGCGGGCAGCCTGCTTGGTCGCATCCGCAGCCGCCTTGCCCGCCGCACGCGCAGCCCGCTCCTGCTCCTTAGCGGCCTCGCGCGCCGCCTTGGCGACCTCAGCCATCGCGGCCTTGGCCTCGCGCTCGAAGTCCCGCGCGCTCTGCTCGTTCTTCTCGAGCGCCTTGTCGACCTGTGCGCTACCAGCCAGCGCCGGCCGCGGGTCGATCTCGACGACGATCCCGAAGTTTTCGTCAGCCATGGCCCGGCTCCTTGCTCTTCGCCTCTGCCGCCAGACGCGCGCGCTCCGACTCGAGCCACGCCGCATCCATCCGGCGGACCACGGTCACGAACACGCGCCGCACGTCGCCGCGGAGGTTGTGCTCGGCGGCCCACGCGTTGATCGCGGTCCACGGGATCGGCCCGACGTCGAAGCCGACCGCGCGGCACGTCGAGAGGTCGTGGAACGCGACCATGCAGATCGCCGCCCACTGCGGGTAGAGGTTCGCGACCGGCCGCGCCGCCGGGTTGCCGGCCATGATCGCCGCGCGGGCGTCGGCCGGCATCTGCTCCCACGTCGTCACGCGCCCACGCCACTGAGCGTGGAGTAGGCGCGCTACGAGTTTCCCGCGATCGGCTCCGGGTCGAGCTGCGCCGGCGGATCCACGTCGGGCGGCCGGTACGCGTCGGCGCTGTAGCAGTAGCCCACGAGCACGTCGAACACGTCCGGTCGCAGCTCGGCGAGGCGCGCCAGGAACGCGGGCGCGTCGGCCGTCCGGTCCGCGCCGGCGCGGGTCAGCGTCGCCACGCGCTCGACGAGCAGCGGCAGCCGGTGCGCGCGCCGCTCCTGGAGCTGCGCCGCGGTCGCGGTCGTGCCGTCGATCGCCTTGTCGATCGCCTCGTCGCGCAGCGAGCGCGCCACGAAGTCGTCCCACGAGGTCAGCAGCGAGCGGAAGGTGATCGCCCACCCGCCGCGCACCTGATCGGCGGCGAACGCGAACGGGCGCGACGCGGCCGGTGCCTGGATCCCGAAATCGTCGTCGGTCATCCCGGCCACTCTCCGCGCGTTGCCCGTCGCGGCCCAACATCGGCGCTTACCGCGTCGGCAGCGCCGGGCAGCCGGGGATCTTCGAGGCGATCAGCGACGTGGACCACGTGGTGTCCTTGTTCGCGGTCATCTCGGCGTCGATCGTGATCACCTGGTTCCGCGGGAAGCTGGCCGCCGGCGTCTTGAGGCGCGCCGAGGGGATGTCGAACACGATCGCGCCGTCGGCGTTGCGCAGCCAGACGTTGCCCTTGACCTCGTAGTTGTTCCGCGCCGCCGAGATGATGCCGCTCTCGGTGAGGATGACGGTCATCGACAGCTTGACGCGGATCTTGCCGAAGCTGGTGATCGCCGACCCGAGGACGCCGTGTGCCGGGTTCGCCGTCGCCTGGTTCTCGATCGTGATCGTCGCGGCCTGGACGTAGCCGGTGAGCGCGGTGCCGTCCGACGAGAGGAACAGGCGCCCGCTGATGTCCGTGGTCGTGTTGTAGGCGATCGTCCGCTTCGGCAGCGTCGGCGTGCTGGCGTTGGTCCGCTGCGTGTCGGTGTCGGTGACGTCGGTCGCCATCGCGTCGGCGGTGAGCGTCGCCAGCGCGGCCGACGGCGCGGCGATCGTCAGCACGTCGAGGCCGGTGTTCTCGCTGTAGAGGTAGCGGGTCGCGTTGGCGCTGCCCAGGTTCTCGACGCTCGTCTCGGTCTGGTAGTAGCTCTCAACGTAGTTGGCCGACGTGCGCGGCACGATGCGGCACGACTGGCCGAAGAAGATCCGGATCGTCTTGGACGTGCCGGCGTCGGTCACGAAGGTGGTGAACGTCGAGTCGAGCGTGATCGCGTTGGTTGCGATCGTCAGCACGCGGGCCGGGCCGTTGCTGGCCGCGGTCGCGAAGCTGTAGGCCGCCGCCGAGCTATCGCCGATGAAGATCGGCTGGCCGGTGACCAGCCCGAGCTCGGTCAGGTCCTTGGTGGTCGTACCGAGCGTGATCGTCGAGCCCGAGACGGTGATCGTGGCGTCGCCCGAGCTGAACTGGAACCCGCACACCTCGAGCGTGACATTCTGCGGCGCCGTGAACGTCTCGGCGGTGAGGCCGCCGCTGACCGGCGTGTTCGTCGCCGACGGGACGCCGCTGACGACCTTGACGCCGTTGTTCGCGGTCGTCGCGCAGCCGGTCACCTTGACCAGCGTCGAGGTGGGCAGCGCGGTCGTGATCGACGGGTGGACGTAGTGCGCCGAGGTCGCCGACGTCGGCCGCACCGCCGTCGCGTCGAGCGCGCGCGGGCCGCTGGTCGCGGCGATCAGCGGCGTCCACTGCGTGCGCATCGCGATCGGGAGGAGGATGTTCGCGAGCTGGTAGGTGAAGCCGGCGGCGATCCGCGGCTTGGCCTCGAGCCCGACGATCGACCCGGCCTCGTACTGGTTCGAGGGGTCGATCGTGTCGTGGGCCGCGTCGGCGGTCGCCGCGAGGACGCCGCTGATGTCGGTCGGGTTGAGCTGGTGCCACTCGGGGCTGCCGCCGAGGGTGCCGTAGGACGACATCACGGCGATCGCCTGCGAGGTGGCGCTGGTCTGGCTGGGATTGTTGGCCATGGCGAGGGCTCCTAGATCGTCTCGTGGTAGGTGAGCGGCACGTCGACGTTGACCTGGTACCAGGCGCCGTCGACGCCGATGCGGCGCACCGTGGCGCCGCCGATGATGTGGACGACGCCGGCCGCTGCGGTGACGTCGGCCGGCTCGAACAGGTCGCGGAAGGCGATGGCGAGCGCCAGCGCGGCACCGGCACCATCGCTGACCTCGAGCGGCGCGAACACCTGGGCGATCAGCGTAGCCCGGCGCTCGGCCAGGCGGTTGCTGCGGGCGCCAAGCGTGACGCTGGCCGTCGGCAGGTCGCGGATCGTCAGCCGGATCCACGGCTCGCCCTCGGGCGCGTCGAACCGCTCGCCGTCGAACGTGAGCACCGCGTCGGCCGCGTTCCAGTTGGCGATCGCGTGGTTCAGCACCGCGTTGGTGGCCTCGAGCGGCGTCACGGCTGCACCGCCTTGGCCAGCGCCGCTCGCACGAAGCCGGCCGGCGCCTGCTTGCTGTGGCCGGCGTCGAGGCGCTGGATGTAGGCCACGTTGTTGCTGACGAACCGCAGGCGCGCGGCGTCGAAGTCCTTACCGGGCGACTCCATCGCGCCGGTCGAGACGGTCACGACGTCGACGGCGGGCGCATCGAGGGTCGCCTGCCAGTTGGCGCGCGCGTTGCCGGTGTCCACGGGCGTGGCCACGGTCAGCTCGGCGTGCGCGTTGGTCTGGATCGTCCAGCACCGCTGGGCGACCTTCCGCCGAAGCGCGGCGATCACCGCGGCCCGGGACGCCACGGTCACGCTCCCGCGCGGGGGCGCTTGCCGGGCTTGGCGGTGGTCGCCGGCGGCTGGATCGCCGCGCCGATCGCGGCCAGGGCCAGCAGGCCGGCCAGTGGATCGACGGCGGGCGGCGGCGGTGCGCCGTTGCGGATGCGCCCCGCCTGGTAGAGCTGCATGATGCCCAGCTCCGTGAGCCCCGCCGCGCGCACGTCGAACGCGTCGCCGTCGCGGTACGCCACGCCGGCGTACGTCATCGTGCCGCGCACCGCGAAGGGTGCGGACACGTCGCAGAGGAGCTTGCGGTCCGGCATGGGGGTTGGCTCAGGTCGCGCGCCCGCTCAGGCGAGCATCCCGGTCCACAGCACGCCCATCTTGCTGTTGACGCTGGCGAAGTCGTGCGCCGAGTCAGCGATGTACTTCGACGAGCCGCCCGGGCCGGCGTCCTCGTCGCGGATGGTGCGGATGCGGAAGCCCTCGGTGTTGCCGACGGCCTGGTCCCACTGCGCGCGGACCATCGCGGTCGGGAACTCGGGGTTCATCACGCCCGCGTCGCCCTGGACCGAGCCGACCAGCTGCGTCGACATCGTGGTGCCGCGGCGGTAGAGCAGCATGCCCTTCGCCGGGACGATGTAGTCGTTGCTCTCCGTCTCGTTCTCGAGCGCGGTGTTGTAGATGCCCGAGGCGACCCGCACGTAGTCGAGGCCGCACAGGCGCGCGATCTCGGCCTCGTTGGCGGGCTCGGCGCGGAGCACGGCGCTCGAGCCGTTGGTCAGGGTCGAGCGCACCTTCTCGTGCATCGCGACCGCCTCGAACAGCTCGGCCCCGAAGATCGCGGCGTCGAAGCGGAAGCCGGTGCGCTTGCCGCCGTCGATCCGCTCCTCGCGGATGGCCTTGATCGGGTCGGTCGAGGTGTCCGACAGGTACAGGCGGGTGCCCGTGGTGCCGTGGCGGTTCGGCGCCTCGGCGGAGGCCACGCCGGTGACCGTGCGGTACCAGTTGGTCGAGGAGAACGCGAACGCCGAGAACATCAGCTCGAGCGACAGCGCGGCCTTGTAGGACAGCACCGCGGGGATGATGTCGGCCGGGTTGATCTCCTGGTCGGCGCCGAGCTTGACCCAGTCGTTGAGGTTGTAGGCGAGCGCGCGCGCCTGGATCGAGAACAGCGCCGACTCCTTGCCGAACTTCGCGACCGGGGTCGGCGAGTTGGGGCCGCGGGCCACCATCTCGTTGCGGTTGAAGTCGGCCGACTTCCACTTGTAGTAGGAGCCGGTCAGCTTGGTGACGGGCATGCGGGGCGCGGCGGAGCGCGCGACGAACCCCTCGGCGCCCTGGAAGAGCTTGATCGCCGACTGGGTCATGGGCTTGTCGGTGTAGACGTCGCCGGGGAGGAAGGGCATGGGGATCTCCGTCGAGGGTTCGGGTGCGAAGCGGTTGGTAGCGGGCCCGGGAATCGCGCCCGGTTCTCCGGCTTATGAGGCCGGCGTGTTACTGGTTCACTTGCCCGCGGCGGCCGGCGCGGGGCCGGCGGTCGATCACGCGAGGGTCATGCCGTTGGTGAACAGCTCGAGCCAGGCGGCGCCGTTCCAGCGCAAGACCATGTAGTCGGTGGTGGCGTCGAAGGTCGCGGTGGTGTGCGCCGCCGCCGCCAGCGACTTGCCGGTGAAGGCCACCGCGCCGCTCGGCACCGACGCGGCGGTGGTGCAGCGCACCTCGACCATCTCGCCCTCGACCTGGCCGGCGGCCAGCGTGCCGGCGACGGTGCCGGTGACCGAGAGGTTGACGACCTCCACCATGTCGCTCACCGTGTCGGTGCCGAGGACGACCGTCTGCGAGCCGGTGCGGGTCTTGGCGACCACCTTCCAGCCGGTCGCGGTCATCCGCAGCCGCAGCCGCTGGCCGGCGGTGGTGAAGATGTGCGTGGTCGACTCCGAGCCGAACACGGTCGCGATGGTCAGCGTGCCGAGCGGCGTCGAGGCCGCCGAGACGCAGAGGATGTCGATCTCGTGGCCGACGTTGCCGTCGGCGAGGGTGTACGCCTTGGTGCCGCTGACCGTCAGGTCGACGCGGCCGGCGGTCGGAGCGATGGCGCCCGAGGCGCTGACCGCGGCGTAGCCGCCGTCGCCGGTGACCGCGATCGCCAGCGGGCGCATCACCTGCACGATCCGGCCGTCGACGCCTGCCTCGAGCGCCACCGCGTTGACGGTCTGGCCCGCGGTCGCGGCCACGGCCTTGCCCGACGCGTTGGTGGTGAGGTTGTCCCCCTTGCTGAACGTGCCGCCGGCCAGCACCTTGGGCGCGCGCTCGAGCCAGCCGTCGACGGCCTTGTCCGCGGCGTTGGGCTCGCTGCCGATGATGCAGTGGGCCGCCTCGCCGGCGACGGAGCACACGACGATGCCCGCGCTGGTCTGCTTGCCGAAGTAGTGGGCCTTGCCGGTGAGATCGGCGCCGGCGAACAGGCTGACCGGGGTGGAGTCTTCGAGGGCCATGGTGGTTCTCCGTGGTGGCGGTGGCGGTGGCGTGAAGGGTCAGCGCCGCTCAGCGGCTGCGCGGGGTCTTGGCGTTGGCCGCGTACTCGGCGTAGGCGGCCTTGCCGATCGGCGTCGCCAGGAACTCCGGCGCCGCGTCGTCGGGGGTCTTGCCGGCGGCCTTGGCGAAGTTCGCTAGGGCCGACTCGTACTTGGCGTAGGCGTCGTCGGACTCCGGCGCCCCGCCCTTGCCGATGGGCTGGGTGATCAGCGCGATCGACGCGTTGACCGCGGCGAGGTCGGCCAGCGCGCTCTTGCGCTCGTCGGCGGTGAGCGCGCCGCCGTGGATCGCCTTGGCGATCAGGTCGGCGCCCTTGACGTTGGGCAGCGCGGCGGCGGCCTTCGCGATCTCGGCGGTCGCCGCGGCGGCCTTGGCGAGCTCGACCTGCTCCGCCATC